AGGTGGTTCCTACTGTTACGTCTGCGGCGAGAACGTTTGTGCGTTCTACGACGAATTTGTTATCTGTGACCATGATGTTCTATTCTCCTTGCCTTTCGGCAGATAACCAATCTTGGTCAGATTGGGGATTGTTGATGTTTGTTTTTATTACTATTTCAGTGGGTGAGGACTCCTTCAAATCCCCACCCCTTGAAACAAATTACTTACTTATCAGGCGTCAGCCGTCATGTAACCTTGACGTGAGCGGTTGCTGCAGGTAAGTTCGCCAAACGCCATAACAAGTGCATAGCGAGCGTCTACACCAGCAACGGTGCCCTTTTGGAAATCAGTCGTGGCGAACCAGTGACCAGTCATTCCAGTAAGTTTGAGATACTTCGTGTTCAAGAAGTACATTGGTGCGTCAGATGTATCTACTGCCAATGCAAGGTCAAACACCATTGGTGTCTGCTTGAACATCAAGTTCTGGAAACCAGCGTTTGCTTTTGCAACGTCCTGGTAACGAACGTTTGGTGTGAGCAACGACTCATACTTCTCGTAGAGGCTGTTGTTCGTGATGATTAGGTCAGGAACATCGCTTCCCTTTGAGGCACGGTTGTACACGTCAGCCATGTTAACAAGGCTCAATGTAGCAGCCATGGTTGTGGCTTGAGTTGGGTTCCACCAAGTGTTGCTTGATGCATCAATGCCACCGACTGTGTTGTTCTGGGTTCCAACAATGTTGGTAAGACCGTTAAAGTCTTTGCCACCGTTGCCAGCGCCGTTTGAGAACAGCATGTCGTTCAAAGACGACTTGAGGGACATTTCAGCCTGCTGAATCTTTGCGTTCAACAACTTGATGATTGCCTCAGTGCCACGGTTCTTTGCCTCTTCAATACCGCTGATTGCGATAGAAGCAGCCATCTGCTTCCACTGGTATTCAGCAGCAGAGATGCCATCCTGTGGGGTGAGGTCAATTGCATCGTAGCCACTGTACGAAGAAACTGTGTTGTTCACAGCGTACATCAGAGGCTCAACGATTGATGTGCCACCTTCTTCAACTTGTACACGACCACGCTCGTTGAGGTGGTTCAAGAGTACCAAGTCCTTGAAGATGTTGTCTACCAGCGTCGGCTGATAGTTTTGGAGCGTTGTACTTAACAGCGCATTAAAGTCAGGATTACCTGCCATGAGTTTTACTCCTTAAAGAGTGATTGTTGAATGGATATTACTTAGAGGTTTAAAGACTTTTTAGCAGTCTCAAATGCCTCGTAAACGGTTTTGGGTTGAGCAGGTTTTACGGTGGTTGTTTTAGCAGTTGATGCGCTTGACACTACTTGAGCACCTCTTTTGGCTTCTAAACGTGCTTGTTCATCTGCCAATTTCTTAGAGGATTCATTCCTACTAGAGTAAACCTTGTCAAAGGTAATCTGTTTAAAGACTGCCTCTAAATCGGTAGCGCCAGTAGTAAGTGCTTTAGCGACTACTTCATCTGCGTTGAAGTCTTCACCGTATTTGCTCTGCAAAGTATCAATAGTTCTAGTCAACTCATCCATGGCTTTTTCTTGTTCAAAACGAGCCACTCGTTGTTCTAGTTCTTTGAACTGCTTTGTTTGCGGGTCTAGCCAAAGGTCTTCCTCTTCTTGAGGTTGAACAGTTGAACCAAACTGCTGTTGAAGCAGTTGCAACGTGTGCGCTGGGTCCTTTTCTAGGGCTTCCTGAAGGGCACGAGCGTACTCTAATTGCTTTCTTTGCTCGCTAACTTCCTGTGTCTTACGGGTATAATCCGCTTGACGCTGGTAGCCAGCAAGAGCCTCCTTAACGGGAACTATAATCTCTTCTCCATCAACTTGGAGTTTGACGAACTTGTCGCCTATCTCTGTGAAATCAAAGAGTTCTTGTTCTTGTTCTGGAGTGTCTGCTTGTACCTTTTCCGATTCAGTAATTTCTCCAGCAGTTTCATCAACTGGGATTACTTCTTCATCAACAGCACTAGCAATAGTTTCATTTGTCATAGGAGTCCATCCTTCGTAGAGGTTATTCCGTGGGGTTTTAAATATATCCCTATAAGATAGGAATATTCATTACATAGGTGCTTGTTGACCCTGCATTTGGGCCAATAACGCCTGTAACACTTCTGGTGGCAACGAGTCTAAGATGCCTGCTGGTGAACCTTGAGTTTGTGGTCCAGGTCCTTGCATAGGTGCTCCTGGAACCATTCCTGGAGGAACTTGTGGTTGACCACCCTGCAACATTGCCAGTAATTCAGGAGGCAATTCACCTTCTGGTGGCATACCTTCCATACCTTCTGGTGGCATACCTTGCATTTCAGGAGGCATTTGGTCGTTTGGCATTGGTGGTGCTTGTGGGGCAGATTGTAAGAAGTTACCTGGGTTCTTAACGCCAAAGCCAATAGACAAGACGTACTCAGCCAATTTCTCAAGGTTGACCAAACCAGCCTGAGCAAACGGTTGCATTGCTGACACCATCTGCAAAGCCATATCTCGGCGGAAAGCCTCATTGCGAGGAGCAGTTGAACCTGCTTCTACCGTAAAGTCAAACTCACCACTAATATAATCTTTATCAAAGGTAAGCCATACTGGTGCGGATTCTGTACCAACAATACGGACAGTCTGTTCACCAGTTAAGTACTGTTGAGCCAACATGATAAGGTTTGCGGCACATCTTGCAATGTTATTCTCAATAGCCACCAACTTCTCAGCAACACGAGCATTGCCAGACTCAGCAATAATTGAGGCTTCACGGGCAGTACGAGTAGTTTCTGGAATTGAACCACGCTGGTACTCTGAAACACCAGATACTCGGTCAATGTCATTTAAAATAAGGGCAGATTGGTTGTAGAACTCTGGTGGGTTAATAAGGGCTGGCATTGGCACAACCACATTGTTAAGATTCTCTGAACCCTTAACTGGAACGATTACGTTGTCATCATCTGATGCAAGCATGGTGCGACCAAAATCGTCAAATGCAGACTCAAGAGCCAACCACTTACGGCTGTATCGCTTACGGTGGTTCATCATCTGTGTACGAGTCTCATTTAATTCGTACTGCAAAGGTTCAATGGCTTCTAATTCTCCAATTGGGTAGAAGAACCCTGGAATATCGTAGTTACGAAGCATTACGAATGGGTGACCAAACACGTATGGCATCTTTGTTGGTTTAATCAAAAAGCCATCGCCAGAATCAGAAAATACACACATCTCGCCTGAGTTAATATCGTAGTACTCGTAGATGTCACAATAGGCTTCAACCATTGTTTGGTCAGCGTAAGCATTACCAATGTTGCTTGGTGCCAATAGGTTTCCATATTTTTGAAATGATGATGGTCCGACATTCTTGCGAACAGCAGCAGAATAACGCTGGTCATTCTTTACATCATCAACTGGGCGGCGAGTACGCTGTGCAATCCAACGAATCTCCTCCATGTTCTGTGCATCTGGGTCAACAAACATTTCAAAAGGGTCAACACGCTCAAGGAATGGGCGGTCTTCACGGATGATAAGGTCTGATTCAACATTGTCAGTCGTTTCTGTACCTGCGGCTTCGTCTGCGGTTGAATCAATGTCATCAAGTTTTGTTTCTTCTACAAAACGGTAGCCAGTCTTTACCCAACCATGACCAATGATTAAATAGTCTTTAACGGCTCGTTGAAATTCTGATTGACAATCGTAATGCTGCCACCAATAGTTAATAATTGATTCAGTAACAATTGCCTTATCACCATCTTCTGGTTTACGAGGATTTACGTTAATCTTTGGGCGACCAATAGAAACAGAGGGAAGCAGAGTGTTGATAGTAGAAAAACAAACGTTGACCAAAAGACGGTCACCAGTGGCTACACCACGATACTGCCTGCCACGATACAGGTTTATCATTCTTTGCCACAAGTTGTCGTAGCCTTCATTGTTTCGCCAACGTTGCGAGTAATCAATGTGGTTACGGTATAGAGCAAGTTTATCTGCGTTTGATTTCCTAGCCATTAGCAATCCCATTTTCTCAAGGCCAAAGCCTTACGTGTTGGTCGTCCCTTAGAGTCCTTCATAGGACCAGGATTACCACTCATTCTAGCACAAAAAGACTTACGGCGTGCAGCCGCTTTAGGTGACTTCGCTGCTTGCTTGGCTGACACAGGTGGTTTAAGATTCATGCCTTGTGCTTTTGCTGACGCACGACCTTTAGCATTTAATCCACCAGTAGGACTTTTACCTTCTTTGCGTTGCCATGCAGGTGACTTAGCCATTACTTTTTCTTTGCTGCTCGCATGTTGTCAACTAAATTAGGATATGGACGACCTGCTTTTTTAGCAGCAGCCTTTGCGCTTGCCTTTTGTGTTGGCGTTAGTTTCTTTGATTTGCCAAGAGATTTAGGGCGTGCCTTATCCCAAACGGGAGTGGTTGTGCTTTTCATAGCGCCGTACTTTTTGTTTCCTTTAGGCATTACTTGCTTGTTCTTGCAATTGAAGTAGTAACAACCGCATCTCCGCTTGTGTATGCACTCATTCTTGCCCTGAAATTTGTGAAACCTTGAATAGCAACACTGAACAAACCAACGGTTGTTGTAGTAGTAACTAGGGTTGCAGCAGCAGTTTGTGAAGATGCTTTCATTGCAATGGCAACATAGTTTGTGCCATCTACTGAGGCTTCAAATGTAATTGTGCCAGTAAACGTGCCAGTGACTTGAACAGCAACAGTATCTGCGGTTAATGCAGTTAGTGTCAATGCCGCTTCTGCGACGCTAAGTGTTTTGGATTCTGTTGATGGAACGTACGACATTAGTAGCCTTTCGCTTTCTTAGTGGATTTTACGGCTTTCTTGTACGCCTTCTTCATTGGTGATTCTTCAACAACCACCATGATGCCAAACGGCTTACCTTTACCTTTACCTTTTGATTTCATTTCTTTGCTGCTTTCTTTGCTAGGATTAATTGGGCTTTCTTCATTGAAACCTTTTTCTCTGCTTTGGTAAGTTCCTTTTTAGCGGCTTTTACTGAAGGAACATCAATCTTCTTTGCCTTTACCGACTTAAGTTTAGTAATCTTTGCGGCGTTTTTAATCTTAGGCTTCATCGTTTTCCTTGTGCCATTTAAGATGAGACGTAAGTTTAGTATTGATGCTTTTAACATCTGACTTAACTTCTCTGATTGCATTAATTATCTCATCTGTACGACCCATAACATCTCCGTGGTCTTTCTTGTTCTCTTTACGGAATGTATAAAGTTGGTTAATGATTACTACAAGTGGGCCGCCAATAAGGGCAACTGCAATAGGAACTAATATTTCCATTAGATTAACTCCGCTCTGTCAGGGACTTTTTCTACCCCAGGCATAGATTCGTACATTCTTTGTGTTTCACGAACTGTAGACGTATTCCATGCGTCCCTACCATAGGAAACACCTTTAAAGGTAAAACCTACACCTCTAACGTGACAAGCAAAGCAAATACCTCGTTTGAGGTCAGTTTCTGCGTGAATCTCACGGCTACAAGACGAACATTGCATGAAATCTCCTATTATGTAGGTAAAAGCATTACCTAACTGGTTAGTAACTAGAAAACTCCCCAATAAAGTATCTATCATTTACCGTTTTGGGCTTTTGAATCTTGGTGGCAAAGTAATTAAGGCTGCCAAAAGGTGGGTCTGTCTTTGGGCGATATTCTGGCAACCATACGTATTTGAGCATTTGATTGGCAATAGCAAGGCTCATAACCCTGTCGTCATGGGGTGAACCATGCGTAGAGCCATTGTCATCTCGGACAAAGGTTTTGAGTTCAGCCAACGTGTATTCACACCTTAAGTCTAGCACACCGTCACGTAGGTTTGCACTAAGTTCGTCAATAGCCAAAGGCTTGGATACAGTTGTTGTTCTCCAGCCTAATTGTTCAGTCTGTTCGGCATGTCTTTGATTTAGCCTTCTTTGACGGTAAAGGTTTGCGTAATTGGCTTTGTTTAATGATGTAAGAGTGGTTAGACCGTGGTTATTAGATTCTACGCCAATTAAAGCCTCGTTATAAAAGAAACCAAGGGCATAAAGTATCTCTTCACCAAACTTGTCAGGGTCAACGTGACCATGCCAATGGGCTACAATCGTACCAGATTTGGCGTCAATAACATGGGCTGAGGAATAGTCTCCACGAGCCAATCCTTCTGCTACGTCGGCTCCTACGCAGTACACCGTACCAAACTCTGGTAATCTCCAAATTGTTAGTGGTCCACCAGAAGACTCAAACATGTATGAATTGCGGCTATCTGATAACTTTTTGTTAATGCCAGACTTACCAGTCTCTGTTGTAAAACGATTTAGCGAGTCAATGTCAAAGACTGGGCGACCAGAACGAATAAATGCTTCTTCTGGATTGCTTGGGTATTCTTGATGCAACTGCCATGGTGGTAGTTCTAGGGCTTGAGAGTCATACCAAGCCTGGTCACGGTCTTGATTAGCACTCCAAGGAAAGAAGATGCCATGAAAGCGATTAGTATTGTTTTGTGACCCTTGCCACAGGTTAAAGAATATATTACCTTCACCTTTAGCCGTAGACATACAAATAACACGACCACCTACGTCAGCAATAGGTTCAATAGATGCCCATGCATCTTCAGGATTGGGCAAAAATGCCATCTCGTCAATGATGGCTAGATAAACGGACTCACCACGAGCAGGTTCATTTGATGATGGCAATGACTCAATAACCGAATCATTATCAAAGGTCATCTTTAGAACGTTATTTTGAAGGATTTGTGGACCAGACAAACGAAGCCAATCTGGTATGAACTTGTAGATATACTTTGCTTTGGCTAACAGTTTGGTTGCTTCACGCTCTGTCTTTGACAACATTACAACAAAACGGTCAGGCCAAAAGAACACAAGCCAAAATGCGTACGCTGCTGCAAGGGTAGAAAAGCCAATCTGACGGGCTTTAAGAACTATGGTATTGCGATGACCCAACCATGAACGTACTGTTTGTATTTGTGCTGGGCGTAAATCAAACTGAATACGACCTTTATTTGGATGCTTAATATAAACGTAGTTAGCACAAAAGAATTGAAATGCTTCTAAGAGTTCTTCTACGTCACCGTCTTCTGGACCACGACATTTACGATAGTTATACTCATTTAAGAGTTCGCTAAGTTGCATTAGTTCCTTCGTTTATTAAATTACTCGGAGTAATCGGGAGGAGTTGCATTGCCCTCACTCAACCACTGTAAGTACTCATCATAATACCTATTACCAGGAGTGGTTGGTATATGCAGTCTAGAGCCGTCTTCCTCAATGGATATAATCCAGACTTCACCGTCATTATTTACTTTTTTATAGTAATTTTTATTTAGTATTGTCATTAGAAATCAGAGTCCAAAGTAAGAGTATTTTTAGCACGAGTGGTTTGATACCAGTTACCTACCGTTGTAGAAGCACCATCAACAGTAAATCCAGCGCCTCCACCAGCAAGTGCTGGGTTTACACGCATTGTTACAGGGAATACCCATGTTACTTGGTTTCCATTAGTTTGCACGTATGTTGCTGCTGTTTGGTAGTAGCGTTTACAACGCAATAAGGTAAGACTTTGGTCTTCTTGTTCAAATTCACTGGGCGCAGAACCAATTTCTAGTTGAAGAGAGGCTACTTCAAAATGTACGTTTGCTCCACCTGCTTGAGATAATGCAATAAGTTCAATTTCAAATAAGTCTGCACTGTTTGTTGAAGTTGTAGTAGTTACAGCCATTGTTGTGCTAAATCTGTACCATGTACTGGTAGACAATGTAGCATTTGTAATAGTGATGTCTGCACTGTTGCTAACAGCGCCAAACTTTGATGCACGAGTACCAAAAGCAACCGAAACATTAGAAGTAAGTCCAGAACCTTTACGCATGTACCCACTTAAAGTCACGTTCTTACCAACAGTGGCTAAAGCACCTTCTTGAACAGTAATAATTCCAAAAATGTCAGTGCCAGAACTACGGGCAACTCTTGCTCCGTATTGCGAACCAACACTTTGTGCCGAGGTATCAATTTGTGAAAAGGTTGCAGTTGCAGTGCCGTTTGTATTGATAAACCAACGGTCTGCGGAATATGCAAGGTTTGTTGTTGTTGAAGTGTTTCGTTGCCATATTTTAAAATTGCCGTTTACCAGCATGTTTTTTGAGGTAATTGGACCAGTAGGGCCAGTAACACTTGCGCCAGTTGGACCAGTGACAGTGGAAGCCGCACCAGTTGGTCCTGTAGGACCCGTTGGTCCTGTAACTGTTTGTGCCTCTAGTTTCCACGCACCAGGTCCACCTGCGCCCGTGGAACTAAATACCCATGTATGGTCACCATCAGTAAAGACTTGACCGTCTGTTGGTGATGATGGAAAGTTAATTGTTGCCATTGTTAAACCTCAATCCAAGAAAGTGTTTCTTCATTCCAACGCCACATTCCTTCTGTCGGCATTGGTGTTGGTGGTTGCCAATCATAATTGCTGTCAAGAGTCCATGATGGATAAATAGAAGGACCAATAAATAAATCGGCAACTTCATCATACTTATAACCAATGCCTGCGTATTGTTTGCGAATGTTGTTGTTGTACGAAGTCCTAATGCAACGTTGTCCTCTAATGGAACTATAGTAAATTTCCCAGTCGGAAATACCGTCAACAACTTCGTCTTCGTTGCGTCCAACAATTACGTCAGTAACAATATTGCTCTCGTCTAAAAATGCGTAGTGTGCCATTATGAAAAAAACACCGCCCCAGCCCCAGCCGTAAATTGATAAATTTTAAATCCGCCA